GCAAGTAGGTCTCGACGCTCGTCACTGGGGCGTACCAGATAACAGTGTTAGCCGCCGTTAGTGTTAGCCCGTGCGATGCAGCCTGTGGCTGAATGATAAGCACATGCGGGTCTTTGCGGGTTTGGAACTCCTGCACGATGTCGCTGCGCCGGTTCACTGGCACCTTACCGTTGATGACATCACAAGAGATTTTGTGCTTATCTAGCGCCTCCTTCAGTAACTGGATGGTGTGCGTGAAGGGTACGAAAACTAGCACCTTGTGGCTGCTCTCCTCGATCACTTCGATCACGGCGTTGATGCGGTTCGACACATCGAACTCGATGATCTCTCCAGTATCCGCATAGACCGCACCTCCGCTGATCTGGAGTAGCTTGTTGATCTTAGTAGCGGCGTTGACCGCACTGACCTCCTCGCCTGCTGCCTCGAACAGCATCTCGTTCTTGAGTATGTTGTAGTAGTCCATCTGCATCTTAGTCAGCGGTGCTTCGCGTTCCATGTAGGTCACATCAGGCAGGTCCAGACAGTCCTTCCTCTCGAACCGGATGGCAGGTTGCAGCACCCGGTGCACGACGGCTTCTGCCTGTGGCTTGGCCACCCACTTGAATTGTGTTGCTTTATACATGACGCTATCGCGGAACGAACCATAGTACTTAGGGCACCCATCGGGGTTGACCAGCTTAGCTAGGCCGTAGGCGTCTAACGGTGATTGTGCTGCCGGAGTACCAGTAAGCATCCAGAGGCGCGGGTTGAGCGTGTTGACGATGCGGTTGAGTACCTTCCAGCGGTTGGTCTGCGCGTTCTTGTAGGCGCTAGCTTCGTCCACCACGATCAAGTCGAAGCCCCCGTTGATGACGGCATCCTCCACCACAGCCAGCCCGTCAAAGTTGAGGATGACAAACTCATTGCCAGCCTCGATAATCTTCTCACGCTGTCTAGCTGCTCCGTGTGCCACGCTGCATGAGCGATGCATAGCGAAGGTAAACAAGTCCTGCTGCCACGCAGCCTTCATGATCGACAGCGGACACAGCACGAGGATGCGTTTGATCTCGCCCATCTTCAGTAGATAGTCTGCGGCCCAGATAACCGAAGCGGTCTTACCTGTACCCTGTTCGTTGAAACAGAATGCTTTGTCGTTGAGGGTGAGGAAGGAGGCAGTTACCTTCTGGTGTTCGAACGGTTTGTGTTTGCCCGTCCATTCGTACCGCCCCGTAATCGGTGAGGGTGGGCTAGCCACGCCTAGCTTCATGAGTGCTTTGACCTCGTTGAGGCCCCAGTTCACTGCTACTTCGTAGGTATCCCCATCCTGCGTATAGACCGCACTCTTCTTGATGTTGTCGGTTATGGTCTTGGGTTCAGTGGTCTTGACGAGTAGCACCTTATCGTCAATGTTTTGCATTATCTTTTCCGTTCTCGTTTGCTGGTTTCTGACACCAGATTGTGGTTACTATCCCGCTTGAAGGAGCGGTTCTTGGCGGCGCTCTCGACGCGCACCCCCTGCTTATTGCTGCCTCCCTTGTCGAAGGCTACCTTGTGAGCGACATCCTTGCCGTCTCCCTTGCTAACTTTGCCTTCCTTGGTGAGCTTCCGACGCGCAGCATTGCGCGCAGCACGGTTCTTTTTCTGTTCCGGGCTAGCTCCGTATTCGGTAGCGGCGGCGTACTTGCGGTCAGCTTTGTTCTTGTAAGGCATCGTTACCTCCTTGGGCGGTGATGCTCGCACTTTACCACAGGACACCACCCACACAAAGGACCAGACTTGGGGTTCCAGACGCCGTTCTGCATAGCGGTCTCAAGCTGGTCCAACTGCTTGTCGAACACCGACAGATATTCATCACGCTGCTCGGCAACGTGATTCTTTTTAGGGAACTCGTTGCTAACCACATAGGCCAAGCCAGACTTGATCTTCTTCACGTGGGGGTAGTGCACGAAAACAGCGCCAGCCATCAGGTCAAGCTGCTTCATGTCAGCGTATTTGGCGTTCTTGCCAGTCTTGTAGTCGATCATATGGGCAGTCTCACCGTCGATGATGAGTAAATCCACGATACCCCGCCACCACACATCCTTATCAAAGAAGCCACATGGCTCGTAGCCAGTACCCGTAACGCGGACACCTAGTTTAAGCTCGGTGTACTTCTGGCCGGGAAAGGCAGCGAGTGTTTCTACTACGTCAGCATAGCGTTTGAACTTAGGCGGGACGGGTGTGCCGTTCTTGATACGTAACTCAGCAGCTTCGTGAAAGTCGGTCCCATAGACAGCAGCTTCCCCCGGGGTATCCTTGATATCCTTGACCACCTTGAGGTGGAAGTACTTCTTCGGACACTGATCAAAGGTCTTGATGCTGCTATAGGACCAAGCTGTCATGTTAGATTATTCCTATTTTGGAAGACCACGGGCTAAGGCTTCGAGACGGTCGGACACTAGTTTAGCGTAACCCGCGATATCAAGCCAGCTATCAATGTGGTTTGCATCGCCATTGATGATACGCGCAAGCTTGGAAAAAATCATATCCATTGCCTCAGCTTGATCGTAGGCGAAAGTTTTATCCCGTTCGCCAGCCGCAGTGTGGGCCACATGTTTTAGCCGCTGTGTGATGCGCGCTACGTCAACGAAGTTCCCGTAGGTAGAAGCCCGCTTGTCGAGAATTGCATCTACAGAAACTTTGACTTGCTCTGACGTAAGTGGTTCGACTGGTGCTTTCACCGTGGATAACCCTAGCCTGCGCAGCTTCCATACATAGCCCGCAGATACTCCCAGCGTCTCGGCAATATCCGCGTTCGTAGCCTTGGGGTGTTTCTCCAGCCAGCGGATCACTTTGGTCGCTTTGTTGTTCTTAGTCATTTGCTTGCTCCTTACTTTAGATTGCCACCGGATTTCAGAATGTCACCGTTGTAGACATAGGTTCCCACATGATCGAGTTTGAGGAACGGATGCGCGTAGACCTTGCCCCCGTGCTTCCTGAACAACTCGCAGAAGTGGTAATCTTCCGACAACAGTGCGCCGCTCTCGTCGATGCTCGTGGCAAAGAACTCGTGCGTTAGCGGCTTATCGTACTCGCCATCTGGTTTGATGAATGACGATACACGATAGGTTGGAACGTGGGGCTTGAGATGCTCAAATACCCCCCGCTTGATTAGCATGAAGCCAGTGCCGCCGTGCCGCACTTCGATAACCCCACGCTCATCTGTCTCGACGTTTGCGCTGCCAACCATGTTGAACACGAAGGCCCCGCCATGATCTTGCAGGTCGTCTTTCCCTGCTAGCGCCGCGCGCTTGATGCTATCCCAGTTTACTTCCTTCTTGGGGTAGATGCCACACACGATGTCGTCGTCTACCGATAGCAGGTGAGCCAGAGCCTCACCGTCGAAGCCAATGTCAGCGTCGATAAACATCAGGTAATCGCAGTCCGTTTCCAAGAAGGTACGGGCAAGCTCGTTGCGGGCACGGGTGATGAGGCTCTCGTTGGTCATGTGCGCCCAGCGAACCGGGATGCTCAGTTCCCGCATCTTGTTCATCGTGGTGAGCAAGCCCAGCACGTACATCCCAGTACACATACCACCGTACATGGGAGTAGCGATCATGATGCTCGGGCGCTTAACCGCCACCTTGATTTCGTCGCTCATTTCTTCCTCACTACGAGTTGATATCCAACGTGGATGATCTCTGCCGTCTCACCAAAGATGGTGGTGAAAGCGTCGATTGCGATCTTGGGACGATGCAACGCATCACGCGGGTTACCCCACATGTAATCGTCAAACACCATCAGGCCCTCGGGCTTGAGCAGCGGCCACGCCATGCAAGCGTCCGTGAGGACGTCCTTCGCAACATGCGAACCGTCAATGTAGATGAAGTCGAAAACTTCATTGGAAACTACGCTAGGTGTAAGCCACCCTGCGAGGCACTTAAGCGATGTTCCTTTTTCTGTAGAGATATGTCGATCTTCGTACTTATCCATAAGTAGTTTACGGTTATGTCGGAACCGCTTCTCGACCTCGCTCATATTCTCCGCGCCGTGCTCCTCGCCGCCTTCCCATGTATCTATACAGTAGACTTCACCACCATCTTCCATCATGTTCTCGACAATCCAGACAGTGCTGCGGCCCTCGAACGAACCGATCTCAAGAAACTTTCGCCTAGCAGGTAGTAACGGGATAAGCTGCGTCCAGACCTCGGGTGCCCAGTTGAACCAGTCTTTGGTAAATTTATATTCGCTCATAGTCCTAGTCCCTTTTTAATTGTTGAGAAATAATAGAGGTGGCTGCGCTTGTGATTGGTGCGTTAAGATGACTAGTATTTAGTTGTAGTTGTTGTAGTTGTTGTAGTTGCGAAATCGCCATACTCGACTCGTATTCTGCTTCCATACGTCTACGGTCTTCTCCGTTAAGAAGTTCTTCCATCATCTCTTCGTGGGCTTCGGTTAGGCGAACGTCACGCAATGCGGCATCTAACGCATCTGTGTCAGCATCGAAGCCAAACATATCTACTTCTTTTACTATGTCAGCCCAACGGTACCTCCCCCGTTTAAACTCCTCGGGGTGGCTCTCTATCCGCTTGAGAAGCAGTCGAACGACTGCATGTGGTTCATCCGCCATAACTCTTCCCCATCTTGCTCTCACAGTTGAGTGGTAGGCCATCGGCCCACTTAGGTTGAATACGCATGCACTGCTCTA